CCCCTATAACTTCATAAGCCTGTTGCTTAAAGTGATTAGCCAACTGAATCCTAGACATTAATCTTTCTGTCTGAGATAGATCAAGTTTTTGGAAATGCTGGAAGTTTAATGCATTCTCTGTATTTGTGATAGATGTATCTAGAGGAAGCATCTGGAAATTCTTCATGGCAACATATGCTTTTGCCAAGTTTCCTTTACCCCAATCTTCTCCTAGTGAATGTCGTGGAAGAGTGTTCTGATCTAACATAATGATAGTACCAAGCTCATCAACTAAGATGTCTGCAATCTGATTGTTAACTATATTGTAACCAATCTGATATGGCTTCATTAAGTCAAGTAATGCAGTTGACTTAGTATTCCTATCTGAGAACACAGCACCTTCCACCGGTAACTTACAACCATATAAAGTACTGTCTCCTTTAAACTGAAACTTTAATGGTCCAATATGATTCTTATCTATACCAATATAGACAGGTGAAAATCCTCCTGGATTATTCATACCCCAGAATGAAGGTATGTTTGGGCCAATCTTTATACCACCCCAAGTTTCATTAATCCAGATCCAATCAATATGTTCTCCATACACTAGATTATCTTTTGTTTTGTTTTTAAACAATCTAGTATCATAGACAGGTTTGTCTTCTACTTTATAGTCTTCAGTTATTATCTCATTTATAACTTCACCATTCTCAGCTATTTTAGTGAGATGCCCAATCTTCCGCTGAGACTTCCAGTAACCTGTAGTTACTCTTAATAGATATGCAGTACCTTGATCAAAGTAATCTTCTCCCTCAGACATTATTTGAGCTATAATATCTCCTCCATCTAGCACTGATCCTGCACGCATTGTGGTATACTGTCTGTATGCTAATGAAGGCATGTTAACATTCCACTCATGACTTTTGGTTCCGTCATAGTATGTACCATCATTTTGATAACCACCAACTATATAACCACCGGATCTGATAGGATAGATTGCTTCTAAAGCCTCTAATTGATCTTTAGTCATAGCATAACCATATCTGTCAATTACATCAGCTACAGTCATCATATCTATCTTACCTACCCAGTTACCTTGTGATATATATCTAGCATCTGGTGACTTGTGATAAAATGTAATAGGCGGATTCCACAACTCTACTTCATAATCATCTTCCATCATGCGGAAATGCCAGAACTCTCTATCTGTAATAAGCATGTCACGGAAACCTCTTTCTTCAAGTTCATCCATCTTAAATCTCTCAACATCTACTTTATGTTGATGGGATGCCCACTGTTCTGCCATAGATCTGTAGTCTTTCTTAAAGAATGATTCTATTTCAGGAAGAGATTTGAGTTTGTCAGGATTTAATTCTGCTTGTGCTTCTTCAGAATCAGGATCTAATCCTTGTTCTAATAAAGCTGCAGTAATCTTAAGTTGAGCATCAGCTAAAAGAACTTCTTCAACAGCTACTCTTTTTTGCTCTAGCATTTCATTATAAGAGTATTCATCTACTGCTCTATAAACAAGCTTAGTTGATCTCTTTGCAAATTCAGCTACTAGAACATTAATAACATTTGGGATGATAGGATAGAACTTTAACTCTAATGCAGAAGCATCTTCTTTTGTTAGTACTTCTACTATATCTCTATAATCATTATCATCTTCAACTATGTAGTCTGATCTGTCTATTACACCTTTTGCAAGTTTGTAGTTCTTCATTAATCTGCGGGCATTTCTGCGGATTTGTTTCAAACCATTCCACTCTAACCAGTCAAGGTTCCATGCTGCCCACTCATCATCTTTATCTTTTTTTAATAAAAACTGTAAAGGCTGAGTAATACTACCCATTCTGTTATGGGAAGTTTTAACACCTTTCTTAGCTTGTAATGCGTTTATTATTTGCATATCACTTATTTAAGATTCTTAAATGGGGATCTTTTAAATCCCTGTCCTCCAGAATAAAAAGATTTACCCATATGCCGGAACGGACTACTCTTTAATTTAAACAAATTTTCTGACTTTTGCAAGTTTTTAGCTGCATCATCCATGATTGTTCTTCTTGTATAACCTCTATTAGACTGCTGTATTTTCATAAATGCAACAAGTGCACAGAATGAAACTAGCCTATCCACGTTGACTCCATCTGCATATGCTCTCATTTCTTTAAGTAACATAGGGTCAGGAATCCTTTCTATACCATATTTAGTTCTAACAATAGTACCATCTGTCTTTGTTTCTATATCTAATTCTTCTTTAGTATATTCTATAGCATAACTAAGAAGGTGAGCTTTGAATAAAGTACCAGTGTTTTTCCAGCCATATTCCTGGAATACATTAGCATTAGCTCCTAGATCTTTTAAGAACATAATCTGACTCTTAGGTACTAAGTATCTTTGTTTCTTTCTAGATATCATATACTGGATGAATAATGAGATGTTATTCTCTATTACTGTCCATGCATTATACCACTCTATAATTAGCTCTAGTCTCTGGTGTGTTTTATTAATATCATCAAACCTTCCGCACCAGGCAGCTACAATCTTATCTGGTTCTATATAAGTCTCTGTTTCTGTACCTGTTACTTTAGTTACTTCTACTGGTGCTTTCATTACATATATAGAACATAATGATTCTGAAGTAGTTGTCTTACCTTCAGACACGGGGTCAATAGATGCATAATACTGTCCAAATGCAGGATCTTTTATTGGTCTTTCCCATACAACAAGTACACCTGTTTTATCCTCTGTATTCTTAGTTACAGGGAATTCCATTATAGGTCTTTTATTAGAGGATCTAACACTAGGTTTCCCATTCTCATCTGTTGAGATATCTAGAAACTCATATGCATATTCTTTATCTTCTATTCTTCTTTCCTGAGCTGTAATAAGATGAGTTGGGAATACAGATACTGTTCTGTGAGCAAAAGCTTCTTCTATATTTCTAGGATGCTGAGATATTCTTAACTGGTATGTCTCCGGGTCAAGTTCTTTTTTCCAAACTTCAAATTGTCTGTCTAAAGCTTCTAAGGCTTCAGTAACAAGTGAGTTACCATATTTATCTATATATGGCGGCATAGACCATTGTTCAGGGATAAACAGTCCGGATAAACCAATAGTACCTTTAGAGTCTATAAGATTTGATTCTACAGAATATACATCATTGTCTAAAGGTTTTACAATCATTTTCCTTAATGGCTCACATTGAGATAAATCACCCACAGATCCTGCAGCTATAAACATTCCTGTAGTAATTAAACCAGATCTCATGGCAGGACGCATATACTCATATGTCTGATCCATCTTAGGAGCAATCCCGGCCTCCTCATGAAAGAAATATTTAACTGGACCACCGACACCATTTGTAGGATCCTTTTCAAATGACATACCTTGTATAGTACCTTTAAGACCTACCTCAGCTTTTCTGTTACCTTTTCTGACTTCAATCTTCTGTTGCCACATCATTACCTTATCTGGTGACATTGGACGGTACCATGCTGTATGCTCATTTAAGAATGCTGCATATTCCTGTAGGAATTTCCAGGAACCTTTCTCATTTATATAATCTTTAAGACTTGCTCCAATCTTTAGTGTAACACCCGCTTCAAACCATTGCTGGTTTATAAGCTTACCCATATGGTAGTAGGAAGATGCTATCTGACGTTTCTTTAAGATAGCTACATGCTTATAGTTTAGTTCTGCTAGTAGTTCATATAAAGCCATATGATACTGAGCATCCCGGATATCAGCAAATCCAAATTGTTGTATCTCTTTGTTAAAGATAGGTAGGAAGTTAAGCCACATGTAGTACTCTCTTGCTAAAAACCAAGCTTTAGTTCCGTGCTTAATTAGTAAACCCTTCCTGCATTTAGCTTTCTGGTCATCCCAGTAGTTAATAAAGTCTTTTGATTTAAAAGGAGCTGTAGTGTATATACCAAGCTTTCTAAACTTATTTGATTCTGATACAAATAACTCTGTACTAACTTCATCAAACTCATACTGACCGGGTTCCTTAAATATTGAACGCAGATATGTAGCAAACTCTTCTCTGCTATCAAAAGATGTGGTAGTCCAATTACCATTATCCCAAGTTGGTATGTCTTCAAAGATTTGACTCATGACTAACTATCATATGCAAGACCCTGACCACCACGGACTTTACTTTGTTGTTCATCCTGTAGATCCTTGTAGACACCTTTAAAGGATTGTCTGATACCATCAAAGTCTTTTGCTAATGCTCTTATCTGAGCTATGTTACCATCTTTACCATCAGTAATCTGTGCAGTAGCTAGGTAATTAGATATTCTATCTAGTGCTTTCTGCATACCCCCGTACGCGCGGGAGGTTGGAGTTTCATATAGTTTCTCACAGAATCTTAATGCATTGTATATCTCAGTATCTTCTGTAGAGAATTCTGCTTCTATCTCCCGCATGATTAATGATTCTTTCTCTATATGTGGTGTATGGAAAAATGGATTCATATCTGGATCCGGACATGTCATATAAAACAGATACTGATATATTTTAAGATAGTCATCAGGATAATCATCCATTATATCTTTAAGAGACTTCAGTGTGTAACAGTGTTCAGTAGGAACAACTGTTTTATTCTGTACATCAAATAGTTTAATCAGCATTTTTATTTCTTTTTAATTTTGGCTTTGTTATCATGAAGATAGTGAATAATAGCATGCACTTCATCTACTAAATAAGGTACTTCCATTGGTATTACTTCTTTTACTATAGGTTCTCCATTGTCATCTAGTTTGGCAATAGGATATCCCCACTGATCTTCTTTCTCTACTTCAAATGTTATGTGGTGTATAAATATATTTCCGGGTCTTAGTTTAGGATTATGCTTCAATATAATATACATATAAATGCTGAGCTGTAAAGCATAATGATAAAAGTTACAGTCATCTAAGTTATTTACAGGATGAGACATCTTATCAGATATTCCTTCCCAATTTACATATGACTCTTTCTTTATCTCTTTATTAGTTTTGTAGTCAATGATGTTTACTTTACCATTGACTACTTCCACTAAATCTGATTGTCCACAGATACCTGCTGATCTTAAATAGACCATATGTTCTGGATACACGCCTGGTTCTAATTTTTGTGATGGAGCTATCTTGACACCTTCTTTAACCTCTGCAGGTCTAAATACAGGTATAGTAGTTCCTTCTACACTTAATGATGCTAATGCACACAAGTCATCTTCTCTTTGGTTATGATACCATGTACCAAGAGTAGTGGATCTAGTAGATTCATTATTCCAGATCTCCTGGATAATCTTAGGATCTACTCCAGCCCATTTAGATCTTTTGCTTTTACTTACTTTCTCTGCTACTGCTTTAGCATCAAAAGGTTTTTTAAAATGGGAAACAAGTGTTGTAACACTTATCCAATCAATAGCTTCACCATCTATACTGGAGTAACTATGATTATCTGCATTAAATTTTATCATTTCTTTAATTGTTCTTTTTTCTGTAGCTATAATCTTTAGCATTGACTACTATACTCATATAAAAAAAGGTCTTATTGTTAATATCCCTACTGTAAAGCCGATGCTAAATGCTAAATCAATAATTGCTCTTTCCTTAAATTTCTTAACTTCAATTGTATAATGGTTCATAGGTAAACATAAAAAAGGATTGATAAAAGCCATCATAACCATACCCATCCAATTTTCATTCATTAAGAATCTAAAACCTGCAATACTATTAGCTTCTAAAACTATTGCTGAAAAAAATACAATTAATAGTTTCCACCATTTTATACTGTACATAATACTAATCTTTAAGATTATCTAATTCTTCTTCTTGTTCTTCTGTAGCTATAGCATCCCATTTACCTAATGGGCACTCTGATGATAATGACCGGGTCTTAAATGCTAATGAGCATCCACACTCAGCACAACAGGGTTGTGTTTTCTTTACAGCACACTCTTTACCTTTAGTATCTAAGTGCTCACAGCCATCACAGATATCATGTCTCATCCGTGCTATGTCTTCTACAAACTCATCTCTAATGATTGAGTTCTTAATTCCTTCTAGGATACCTTTTCTATTCTCCCAGATTGTTTTTAGTACTGCTTTCATTTTTGTTTTTTTTAAATTCTTCTTTTCTTATTTCCTCTAAACTTATTTTATGTTCTAGTTCTATAAGCTGATCTAACTTTAACTCTAAGCCTTTTTTAGTATGGTAAGCTGTAAATGTTGAAGTATCATGCTCAGATAAATTTTTAGTAAATTTTGGTATATGAGATCTTACTAAAGTGGGTTTTGCTACAAAGTGACCTAAACCATCAACATTCATTCTTGGATATTTTAAGTTTACCAATGCTGACCTTATATCTTTGTAGTAGTGTTCAATAAATTTATCTATCAAATCCTCTTCAACATTTAAATCTTCTGACAACTGTTTATATAACTTATTGGCCTTCTTCGGTATCATTGCCTAAGAATTTATAGTCAAGTAAAATTGAACCTTTAGTCTGAATCATTAAGTTTGGATTCAGCATAATCAATTTCTTATTATCTGTATCTTTTATCACAAGATTGTTTTTCTCTGCTTTATTAATACAGTTTCTAACAGTCTGTGGTGATTTAAATATCCAATCTTCTTCTGCAGAAGCATCCAAACAAAAGTTTGTAAGTTCTATAGGTTCATTAAAACTTAACAAGGTAAGACAGTTCAAATCAGATTCACTCATAGTTATACGGTTAATATAACAGTGTGTGAGTATCTGAAATTTTACAACATCCCATTTAGGCATCTTGACACGCTTCTGTACCTGATTAACAAGTGCCATTATTAATTCTTTTTAAGCTTTCTTTTAGCTGTTTCAGGATTAACTCTTCCTTCTAATTCCACACCTTCTTCATCAAGATCTTCTTCTAATGGTTCTGGATTGTTTATCTGATACATAGTAACTGCATACTGATGATCATACTGTAATCTCTTAAGTTTATTTTCTGAGATATCAGCTAATAACTTTTCATATTCAGCTTGTGCTTTTAAGTAAGGTAAGGCATCTTCAAAGAATTGTTTCATCTCTTCTTTCCTTGCTGCCAGCTGTTCTGGAGATAGATTCTCCATTTGTTCTTGTTGGTTTTCCATTGGTTTTTAATTTTAAGTTTAAGCAAATATACAATAAAAGTTTAAACCAGATATATTTAAAACAAAAAATCCAGGCATAGAACATACCTGGATTATAGAAGTTTCTATTAATTATTTAAAATCTTCTTGGTCTTTTTTGTGCTCTTCTAACACTTCCAGATACAGCTTTTCTGTTAAATCCGTGACAACCTTTTCTTGGAGGCCATCCTTGACATTCAGCATCTGTCATACCACCTTCAGCATAGTTTTTCATTGATTTAATCATTGGAGCTGGTCCACCTTTTTGCATTGATTTACAGAAGACCATTGCATCTGTAACTCCTTTTAATCCATTTTTCATAGTTATCTATTTTTAAGTGTAAAATTTAATATAGTTAGAAGGTAGAATTCTCTGGAATAATCTAGTTCTAATGTGAATACATCTAATGCTGAGATTCTAAATCTTAACATTACTTTATCCCATTGTCTTCTTGAACCTTTCCAGTTGTTTCTAAACTTCATTACTTTTTATTTATAAGGTGCCCGCTTTCCCCGTCTTTGTTACTTTCATCTTGGTTCTTTTTTTTGAGTGACATAATTCTACCAGCAGTAGTAATTCCAAATGCTCCAAGTGTAAGAATCATAAAGCCATCAAAGATAAACTCTTTTATAATAAGTTCTCTACCTAGTATACCTGTAATTACATCCACTATTAAAATAAATGCCATAGCAAAGAATGCTACTACACCTACAAATGCTTGCTCATTGATTTTATTGTCATCTGAGATGAGCTCTCTAAAAAACTTTTTCATAGTGTGTCTGATTTAGTCTTACCCCAGAAGTTCTTCTGTTCTTTAATAACTACTGTATCATGAATAACAATAGTGTCATGAATGTAAATTCTTACCTTTTTAATAACCTCAATGGTTTCTGCAACTGGTGTTTGTGCTAATTCACCTTCTGCTGTTAATACAGTTTGCTCAAGCTGTTTTACATCTGACTCTAATATGACATTCTCTTTAGTTAATTTTTTATTACTAACTTCAAGAGTTATTGCTTTATCAACAACGTCAACATGCTCTGTACCACTCTTAAATATTTGAGTAATCATAAGACCCATGATTATTATTATAAGTCCTAGTAATATAAGCTTGTTTTTCATCGCTTAGAAATTATAATGTCTTGTAATTTTTCCAATGCCTTTGTATTATTATTCAAGGCTTCGGTTGTTTTATGAGCATCTGAAGCAATATAAGTAGTGAGTTCTTTTTGTAACTCATCCACTTTAGATTTTAACTTATCTTCTGAGGCAATCTGTCTTTTCAACATAAACCATAAAACAGCTCCTAATCCAAGTACAACTACACCAAGTGCACCGTATTGTGTCAATGTTTCAAATACTCCAAATGATGGAGCTTCAGCAGAAAGTACCATAGTGTTTATTTTAAATTGTTACTTATTAAATTTTTTAACCCAATACTTAGATAAGAATGTACCTGCTTTTTTTAATAAAGCATTTTCAGATTCTACTACTACAGTAGTGCCTTCTTCTGTCTTAGTAACATTGATATCAAGTTTTTTGCTGTCCAATACAAATTCTTTATTCTCTCCATCTGCATGAACTTCTACATCAACTTTTTCGGTATCAACTACAACATCAAGTTTCTAAACTTCATTACTTTTTGTTTCTTTTAGCAAGACGTTTTAAAACCCAAGCTCCATACACTTTACCTACTTTCTCTAATACTTTATTAGAAGCTTGTACTTTAACTTGTGAACCTTCCGAATTTCTGGTTACTTCAATATCCAGTTTAGGAGTATCAATAGTAACATGTTGTTCTGTTTCTGTAGCATGTACTTCTACATCAACTTTAGGTGTATCAATAATTACATCTAAGTTTTTCTTGTCTTTCTTAATGTAAGCTCTTTTAGTTTTTGTTTTTACTTCTAGCTCTACATTAACTTCTTTTTTCTTTCTTCCCATTGTTATTTGTTTTAGTTATTAAATTTAGGAGCCTATTTCAAAGTGCATCCAATCAAAATTCTTTTCTCTTCCTAGTGATATAAACCCATGTTTGTAGAATATATCAATCATTGCTTTATATTCCGGTCTAGCAAACCTAGCAGTCTTAGATGTTTCTTTTAAAGTGTTTCTAGCAGGATCTAAATCTATTGCTATTCCCCAAGAGTGTCTTGACCAAGCAGAGCCTCCTCTCATCTTACGGAAGTTAAAACATCCACCAAACAAGTCTATACCTAACTCTTTAATCTTAGGTAATCCATAGGTAGCTAGAATATCTTTAAACACATCTTCAAAACTACCAGCAACTAACTTATGACATCTTAATTTAGTTACAGTAGTGTCAGTATCCCAAGCTAATCTCATTGGATAAGGCAGGTTTACAGTTACTAAGTAACCTTCTCCTGTTATATTGGGAGTACCGTACTTCTTAATTGTTTGCTGCGTTGTCAACATCTTTTATTTTTTTAGTATCCTCAACTGTTAGTTGTGATAATGTAGCAGCTACTGTTCCTGCTGTTACTACATATGTTGCTACTGTTACTACCGCTGCTGGTAATGCTACTGGAGCTGCAATAATTACACCTGCTACTGTTCCGGCTACTATTGCAATTTGTTGTACTCTTTTCCAAAACTTTGGAGTCTTAGAGTTCCATCTTTTTTTTAATTGTTTCATCTTTTGATTATTAGTTGTTTTACTGCATCTGACAACTCACTTACATTCTTTGCCAGATTTTTTATTTCTAATTGAGTAAGCTCTTGAATAGCTTGGTATTTTAATTCAGAACTCTGTTGAACTAGTTCTATCTTACCTTTTAGTTTTCCTAATTCTTCAGCTCTTTTTTGATCTGTTTGTATTAAAAGCTCAATATCTTTTCTTGCATCTAAATAAGCAGTTCTTAAAAAGAATCCAAATATGGTTAATATAGTACCTGCTATGAATAGTATTAGTGTTAAAACCCAATTTTCCATTTGTCAAATAATAAATATATACAGTATAATATACAAAAAAATTTTAATATATAATTATAATTACTTAGTTAATTTGATACTTTGGTAGCTCTACATTGTTAACCCAATCAATGATATCTTGATCTGACCAATCAGATGTGTATGTGTATCCTGGAAAGTCAACACCAAAGATTGCAGAAGGTGTTGAGAGCAATACATTTGCTGTGCATACTTTATTGATTATGTCATCAACAACTGTTGTGACTGTCACTGTTGGATTGATAATCTCAACATTGAACTGAGGGAATTTATAAGTTGCCATATTATGATAGTGTTGTTCCTGATACGTTAAATGTTCTTACTCTGAAATAAGTATATGATGTTGTTTTAGTTTGTTGTGAAATTAATCCTATATTACTAAGTGCATACGCAAGTGTAGTTGCTCCAATAATTGTAGTTGAACTCCAGTATACTCTTCCTGTTGAAGATAAATTGAAAGGTGAATAATTCAATAAATTATTTTGGTCATTAACAAAGTTCAAAAGATTAAAAATCTCCCTAATATTTGGTAATCTCCATCCACTTGTAAAAGTTCCAACTGAATAAGAAAGTGAATCATCAATAGCAGTATTCCAAGTTTGACCCGTTGCTATTGCTACTCGTGAAATTCCTAAAACCCTTGTGCCGTTATAAGTACTCCAATCAATGACAATGTTGTTTGTGTATGTCTGACCACCAAGCTCATCAGTAAATCTATTGGTATTACCAAAAGGATTATTACTTGCTAAGACTGTAAATGATGTAGCTCTTCCAGCCTCAAGGTCACCATCATCACCAGTTCGATAAGATGTTGTCTGACCTGTTTTCATCAATGTTGCTCCAACAGGAGGGTCAGATACTGGTTTTATGTCTATTCTTGTACTCATATTTATCTACTTACTTCTTCCCAATCCATTGATGCAAATACACTTTCATTATTTGTACCTGCCGTTAAAGCTATTGTAAACTCATAAGGAGTTCCTGTTAATCCATCTCTTTCTAATTGATTACTAAACAATGCAGCCTTTAATATATCAATAGATACACTTGTACTTGCTGTAGCTGTAAAATATCCTG